CAAGAGTATAGATTTAATCAATACTGCATGAGACTACAGAATGCACTAGCACCTACCATGGACAAAGAATTCAAACTGTTTATGAAAAACAAAGGTTTGAGTATTGATGCAAGTTTGTTTGATTTAAAATTTGTAGAGCCTCAGAGCTTTAGTCAATACAAAGAGATTGAAATCCACAGCGCAAGAGCAAATGTATTTGGTAGCTTAGAAGGCGTAAACTACATGAGCAGACGTTTCTTAATGGAGAAATATTTAGGCTTAACTGAAGATGAGATTCTAAAGAATGAGCGTATGTGGGAAGAAGAAAACGAAAGTGGTGTAACTCCAGAAGGAGATTCAATGCCAGGATTAGGCAACGTAGGAGTACGTGGCTTTGATGTTCCGGACGGCAGTGACATTGATATGAATGTAGATGCACCTACTGACGATACAGAATCAGGCGCTAGCCCGATAAGTGGTGCAGAAGCTGCGCCAACAGGAGACCAAAATGCGTGACGCAGAATTTTTAAAAGAGTATTATGACGCTGAAGAAAACAACTATGCAAATAGAAAAATAGACGATGTGCGTAAGCAACGACTAACACTAAAGCACCTTAATCGACTAAGAAAACAGCGTGAAGTGCATAATGTTGAGCATGCAAATAGAACAAAACGTGTAAAGAAAATTTACGCAAGACCTGCTGCAACTTAATAATTTTCAGTTAAATTTTACTTATCTTATGAGCGAAATCATAAAATACCCATTTTTTGGGCCTTTTATCAAGCGAAACGTCTTGGTATTGTAAATATAGATGTAAACCATCTTGGTAAGCCTGTAATTTTTTAAGGAGAAATGATATGAGCGAACACAAGGAATCTTTAGTTAAGGTCCTTGAATACATCGTCAACGATGAGCAGGACAAAGCTGCTGATCTCCTACACAGCGTATTTGTTGAGAAAGCCAAAAACCATTGGGCAAGTATCACTGAAAGCGATGAAGTAGTAGAAGACGAGATTCAAGAAGAAGATCTTGATGAGACTATCGATCTTGATGAAGCTGACGATGATTCAGAGGACGACGAAGTAGAAGAGGCAATTAATGCTTCTGATGCTGAAGAAGATTTCCTTGATGATATCGAAACAGCTGAAGAAGAGATCGCAGACGAAGAAATCATGGACGATGAGGACATGGATGACGAAGAAATGGCAGAACCAGAAATGGATCTAGCTATGGACATGGATGCAGACGGTGACGCACCAGAAGGTGAAGAATCAGATGCAGAAGAAGCAATGGATAATGTAGAAGACGCAATTGCAGAACTACGTGCAGCATTTGCAGACATGATGGGCGATGAACCAGCAGAAGACGAGCCAGCAGAAGAAGCAATTGCTTTTGAAGCAGACGAAGTTGAAGCAATGGAAGAAGGCGCTACAATGTCAGCAGTTAGTGTATCACACAGTGATAACAGTGACAAAGGCAGTCCAGTAGCCAAAGGCGCTGGTAATGCACATGCTTCTCCACACCCAACAGACACAAAAGAAGGCGCTAAACCAAGTGCTCCTGCTGTGAAAGACATGGGTGTAGCAGGTCCACAAGAAGCCGGATCGCCAAGTGCAGCACCTGCACCAAAGCGTGAAGACACAAAGTCGGACAGTCCAATCAGAGGAATGAAGTAATATGTTTACCTCGCTAAAAGAACACTTAACATTTAATCAGGCAAATATTGTCACCGAAGCTATCGAAGAAGCTCACGGTGGCAAAAGCCTGTACATGAAAGGTATCTTTATTGAAGGCGATGTACGCAACCAAAACAATCGTATCTATACCAAAGAAGAAATTCATAGTGCTGTAAAAAGTATCAATGAAAAAATTAAAGGTGGATACAGTGTATTAGGTGAAGCTGATCATCCAGATGACCTGAATATCAATTTAGATCGTGTAAGTCACATGATCACAGAAATGGATACAGACGGCGCAAATGGGATCGGCAAACTTAAAATTCTACCAACTCCAATGGGAAACATTTGTAAAACCCTATTAGAGAGTGGTGTAAAACTAGGCGTGTCAAGCCGAGGCAGTGGCAATGTTAACGAAAGCGGAATAGTTAAAGATTTTGAGATTATTACCGTAGACATCGTAGCAAATCCAAGTGCTCCTGATGCTTACCCTGATCCAATCTATGAAAGAATTATGAATCATAGTAGGGGTAATGTACTTTTGGATGTCGCTAGTGCAACTAGACACGACAAAGGCGCACAACGTTATCTCCAGGAAGAGGTGACAAATTTTATAAAAAACCTGAAGTATAGGAGAGATTAATATGGCTCATGCAATGGATGAACTATTAAACTCAAATACGCTCTCCGAAGAGGTCAGATCTTCATTATCTGAGGCTTGGGATACCCAACTAACAGAAGCTCGTGAGACAATCACAGCTGAACTTAGAGAAGAATTTGCACAACGTTATGAAAATGACAAAGCGCAGATTGTTGAAGCCGCAGACACAATGATTGGTGATGTTATTGCAAAAGAACTTGAAGAGTTCCACGCAGACAAAGCTAAAGTTGCAGAAGATCGTGTAGCCTATCGCAAGCATATGAAAGAGCATGCAAAACTGCTTGATTCATTTGTGATGGATACACTTCGCAAAGAAATTAACGAACTTCGCGAAGACCGAGTTGTTCAAGAATCAAACATGTCAAGGCTAGAAGGCTTTGTTATGGAACAACTCACTAAGGAGCTCAATGAGTTTCATGAGGACAAACGCTCACTAGTTGAAGCAAAAGTCAAAATGATTAAAGAAGGCAAAGAAGTTATTAATCAAACTAAAGCAGACTTCGTTAAAACAGCCGCAACAAAGGTTAACGGAATTCTTGAGAACACACTCAAGAGTGAACTTAACACACTACGTGAAGATATCAAAACAGCTAAAGAAAATACCTTTGGTCGTAAGATTTTCGAAACGTTTGCAGCTGAGTTTATGGGTAGCTACTTAAACGAAGGAACAGAAGTTTCTAAGTTATCAAAAGTAGTTGAAAGTCTACAAGGTGAGATTGAAAACAAAGACAAAGCCATTGCTGAGAAAGAAGTATTAGTACAAGAGAGCGCAAAACGTGCTCGTATTGCTGCTGATACAGCAGAAAGAAAGCAAATTATGCAAGAAATGATGCAACCTCTCAGCAAAGACCATAAAGAGATTATGGGTGCATTGCTTGAAAGCGTAAAAACTGACAAGCTACAAAATGCATTTAATAAGTATCTACCATCAGTATTGAAGGAAGATGCTAAAAAACCACAAAAGAAGGTACTCAGTGAATCTGTAACAGAAGTCACTGGTGACAAAGCCAAAGCATCAGCATCAGCTGACACGCAGACAGCTGATATTGTTTACCTTCAAAAACTAGCCGGTATTAGTTAAGGAGACCGAAATGGCAGACAACCTAATGGAAAATTGGAGCGAAACTAAAGTAGCTCTAACAGACGGTCTAACTGGGACTAAGAAAAAAGTGATGGAAACAACACTTGAGAACACTAAGAACTACCTCGCAGAGGCAGCTACAACTGGTGCAACTCAAGCAGGAAACGTAGCAACACTTAACAAAGTAATTCTTCCAGTAATTAGACGTGTTATGCCAACTGTTATCGCCAACGAGATCGTTGGAGTACAGCCTATGACAGGCCCAGTTGGACAAATTCACACACTTCGTGTACGTTATGCAGAAGCATTTAACTCAACGAGTGGTATTGACACATCAGCAGGCGATGAGGCACTAAGCCCATTCAAAATCGCAGCTGGTTATTCAGGTGCAGCGGACGATAAAGCGGCGGCAACAAGCGCATTAGAAGGCGATGCTGGTAAAAAACTAAGCATTCAAGTTCTAAAGCAAACTGTTGAAGCTAAATCACGTAAGCTATCAGCACGTTGGACATTTGAAGCAGCACAAGACGCACAAAGCATGCATGGTCTTGACGTTGAAGCAGAAATTATGCAAGCTCTTGCACAAGAAATTACTGCTGAAATTGATCAAGAAATCATTGCAAGCCTAACAAGTCTTGCTGGTGCAGCATCAGACACATACGCACAAGGTAGCGTAAGTGGTACAGCAACATTTGTTGGTGACGAGCATGCAGCTCTTGCAGTTCTAATCAACAAAAATGCAAACACAATCGCAGCTCGCACACGTCGTGGTGCAGGTAACTGGGCGGTTGTAAGTCCAACAGTACTAACAGTACTACAGAGTGCTACAACTTCAGCATTCGCACGTAGCACAGAAGGTACTTTTGAAGCACCAACAAATACAAAATTCGTTGGTACACTAAACGGTACAATGAGAGTATACGTAAACCAGTACGCAGCTAACGATGATGTACTAGTAGGATACAAAGGCGCAACAGAAACTGATGCGGCTGCGTTCTACTGCCCATACATTCCGTTAATGAGTAGTGGTACAGTACTTGACCCAAGTACATTTGAGCCAGTAGTTAGCTTCATGACACGTTATGGTTATGTAGAACTAAGCAACCAAGCAAGCTCGCTTGGTAATGCTGCTGATTACCTAGCAAAAATTGCTGTAACAACAGGTCAACTTGCATTTACATAATATGTAATTGTTTTAATAAACAAGAAAACAGGGGCTACGGCCCCTGTTTTTATGACTAGCGTTTATAAATATGTATAACAGGAGTTTATTCAATGACAGTAATAAGATCAGCAGACAAGATTAAATTTGACGCTACTAGCACGGTAGAAGTCCAAGACACTAGTTTAAGGTTAGCAAATTTAACCACCACACAGAGAAATGCATTAACTGCTAGCAACGGAGATATGATTTATAACTCCACTATAAATCAATTTGAAGTTTATGAAAATGGTACATGGCGATCATTAGCATCAGATCAAGATGTTACAGATGCAGTAGCAGCTCTAGTAGACAGTGCTCCTGGTACATTAGATACACTGAATGAATTGGCAGCGGCATTAGGTGATGATCCTAATTTTGCAACTACAACAACAAACAATCTAGCAGGTAAACTTAATTTATCTGGCGGAACAATGACCGGTGATATTGACGGCGCAGGAAACAAAGTGCTATTTGCTAACGTCTACTCATCAACAGGTGATCTGCCAAGTGCTTCTACATATCACGGAATGTTTGCTCATGTGCATGGCACAGGTAAAGGCTACTTTGCTCATGCAGGTGCATGGGTTGAACTAGCTAATCAATCTGATCTAACTACAACAAACTCAAATGTAACAAATTTAACAAATAACAAACTAAATTTATCAGGCGGGACTATGACTGGCACATTAACACTAAGCGGTGCCCCTAGTAGTAATCTTCATGCAGCAACTAAAGCATACGTAGATACCGCAGTAGCAGGTGCTGGCGGCGGCAGTCTTGAACTACAATACGGTCAACATGGAGCATCCAATGCTACACTAAATCCAGGAGATACTGCGGTGATTAAATTATTAGGTGATTTATCAGGTAACAGTGTTGGCGTGGCATTGTCAAGAAATAATGACGGCAATGATAGACTAATCAATAGCAACTTTTCACCAAGTGCGATTGCCACATATACTAACAATACAGGTAGTGCTATCACTGGTGTTAATGCATCTTTGTTAAGTAACCCAGTTAATTTTATGTGGTTTATAGACAGAGCTTAATTTAAATAGGAAAAAAAATGAGTGAAACAAAATTTAATAACAATATAGATGTTTCCGGAAACATCAACATGTCTGGTAATTTAGTTGCCACTCAGGCCTGGGCTAATTCACAATTTAGTGGAGCTAGTATCGGAAGTATAGATACACTATCGGATGTCGATACAACTACAAATGCTCCTTCAACTGGACAAGTGTTAAAATGGAATGGTAGTAATTGGATACCCCAAAATGATGCTGCAGGAAGTGGTGGCATTTCGTTAACTGACTTGAGTGTTGGTAGTGAAGGATCAGCAAGTGGCGATGGCGCTATTTCTTATAATAACAGTTCAGGAGTTTTTACATACACACCTCCGGATATAAACAGCTCTGTTGATACACATTTAAATCAGTCAAATCCAACTAGTGGTTATGTACTAAGTTGGAACGGAAGTGATTATGCATGGGTAGCACAGACAGGTGGCGGAGGCACACCAGGAGGCAGTACAACTCAAGTACAATTTAATAATGCAGGTGCATTTGGAGGCGACAGTGATTTTACGTATAACAGTACTACTAATACACTAACTGTTCCCAATATTACAGCAACAAATTTAAATGTAACAGGATCAGGTAGTACAACTATCAGTGCTGGAGCAAATATAGAACTAGACGCAACAAATCGTGTACTAGTTACAGATACTCCATTTAGATTAGCAAGTTTTACAACAACTACTCGTAATGCTATTTCTAGTCCTGCAAATGGAGATATGATTTATAATACTACAACTAATCAATTGGAAAGTTATGAAAACAATGCTTGGGTAGCAACCGCAGGTAGTAGCGGCGCTAGTGGAGATATCACAAGAGTTAATATTACAGCAGGTACAGGTTTAACAGGAACACAAGATACAACAACAGGTGATCACACACAAACACTAGCAGTTGACGAAGGCACAACAGCAAACAAAATTGTACAGCTAGACGGAACAGCAAAATTACCAGCTATAGATGGATCACAGTTAACTAACATTAGTGGCAGTGGCATTGCAAGTGTAGCAGCAGATACAACTCCACAACTTGGTGGTGACTTAGATGTAAATGGTAAAACAATTGCACATACATTTACGATAGGATCAAACGGATCTACAGATTATACATTCTCAGATACAGGAAACATATGGTTTCCGACTACTGAAAATGACCCAGTATTATATCTTCGCAGAGGCGAACAATATATATTTGTAAACAATTCAGGCGGCGGGCATCCTTTTGAAATTAGACAAAGTTCTGGTGGAGCGGCATATAACACCGGAGTGACTAACAATAGTGCTTCGAGTGGAAACATTGTATTCAAAGTGCCTATGAGTGCTCCGTCGACATTGTATTATCAATGCACCATACATTCGGGTATGGGTAATACGATTAATATTGTTTAAGGAAGTATAATGAGTGAAAGAGAG